ACCGCCGGAACCGCATCACTCAACATCGTATCTCTGGGCCGTGTCTCCGTATTCACGCGCCTTGACGGACAAGCCACTTACTAGTCATGCCAATCGAATTTATCCTAACGAACGCCGGAAAAGCTGCCATCGTCGCAGCCAACAACACGGGCACGAACCCCGTGACGATCAACCGTGTCGGAGTCGGCTCCGCGTCGTGGACGCCTACCGCCGCAGCCACCGCATTGCAAACCGAGATCAAGAAAATCACGGCCATCGGGGGCGCTGCCGTCGCTGACGACACGATCCACGTTACGGCATCGGACACCTCAAGCGACGTCTACACCGTGCGCGAGATCGGGCTGTTCCTCACCGACGGAACGCTATTGGCCGTTTACTCGCAGTCAGCCGCCATCATCACAAAGGGCGCGGAAACCGTCGCTCTGATCGCTGCTGATTTGGTCATCACTGGCCTGCCCGCTGGCAGCGTGACGGTGGGTGATGTGACGTTTGACTATCCGCAAGCGACCGAAACCGTGAAGGGCGTTGCCGAGATCGCGACGACTGCCGAGGCTCAGGCGGGCACAGACGACGAGCGCATGCTTACGCCGCTCAAACTCCAGACCGTGACGGCCACCACGACACGGCGCGGAGTGGTGGAGCTGGCTACTGATGCCGAGGTGCAAGTTGGGGCCGACACAACCCGTGCCATCACTCCAGCTGGACTTGCTCAGCGTATCGCCACCGAGACTCTCCGAGGCCTCGTCGAGCTCGCCACTGATGCAGAGGTGCAAACGGGCACCGACACGACCCGGGCAGTGACTCCAGCGGGTCTCGCATCACGGACGGCCACGACGACACGCGCTGGCGTTGTTGAGTTGGCAACGAGCACCGAAACGCAGGACGGCACCGACGTTACGCGAGCCGTAACGCCTGCCGGGCTTGCATCGCTGACTGCTAATGATGGGCGGCGTGGTCTTGTCGAGATCGCGACGCAGGCCGAGGTCAACACGGATAACGACTTTTCGCGTGCTGTAACTCCAAACACTTTGAGAGGCGCTAATTCGACCTGCAAAGCGTGGGTTTTGCTTAACGGAGTTGGAATCGTAAACGTAATCGCATCTTACAATGTTGCCAGCATTACAGATCGCGGTGTTGGTCGCTACACACTAAATTTTTCCAACAACATGCCTAGCGTAAATTATTCGTTTTCTGGCTCCGCAAAAGAGGCAACAGACAGTGGAAACCCGCCTATTGTTTACGCCGCCGCTTCGTCCCCCAAGAGCGTCAACGGGCTAGGTGTTGACGTGCAAAGAGAAAGCGCTGGCTTTGCCGACATGCCCGAAATTTCAGTTCACATTTTTGGATAACATCATGAACAACGTCATCATCTATCAAGACGGCGCAGACCTCTGCGTCATTCATCCCGCCGAGGGTGTAGCCATGGAAGACCTCGTGCAGGCCGTTCCGACTGGCGCGTCCTACATCGCATTGGACGTCGCAGACCTGCCGGAGGATCGCTATTTTCGCGACGCTTGGAAGCTCGTCGGAGGCGCTCTCACGATCGACATCGAGCTAGCCAAGGAGGTGCAGCGGAACCGCTGGCGTCGTCTCCGCGCTCCAAAACTCGAAGCGCTCGACCTCGCTTATCTCCGCGCCATCGAGGCCGGCGACTCCGCATTGCAAGCCGACATCGCAGCGACCAAGGCCGCGCTCCGAGACGTCACCGATACCGAGCTGCCGAACGACATCGAAGGCATCCGCGACACTGTCCCCTCTATCCTGCTTTGATCCATGGAAACCATCGAAACATCCCGCGAACTCGTCGTGCCAGTCGCTTGGCTCATTGCTATCATCGGCACTCTTGGTGGCGTAGTCGCTACGCTGGCAACCGTTATTTGGAACACGCTTAAAGAACGTCTAACAATGCAGGACAAAATCATTGAGAAACTGCAAGACGACGTCGACCGGCTCAGCAAAGGATGCGGCATCGAAACTTGCATGTGGCGCAAACGCTAATCACAACCGCGCTCGCACACTCACCAATCAAACCATAATCTCCACTCACCATGTCTGAAACATTTCTCCACGGCGTTCAGGTTCTCGAAGTCGATAGTGGCGCTCGCCCTATCCGGACCGTCCGCAGCTCTGTCATTGGCCTTGTCGGCACTGGCAATCTCGACGGCACCAAGGGCGCAGTCGTGCTAGGCACTGGCAACGGCGCACTTCGTTTTACCGGCTCGCGCAACGGGGCATACGCCAACGCGTTTTCCGTGGTGGCCGTCAATCCCGGCACGAACAACGCTACGCTTTCCGTTAGTCTCAACGCCGCGACGAAACTCATCACGATCTCGCTCGCTACCGGCGGTAGCGCAGTCGCGACCAGCACGGCCACGCAGGTGCGCACGGCCTTCAACGCAGTGTCTGCCATCACTGCCGCTGGCCTCACGTGCGAGCTTGCTACGGGCTCGTCCGGTGCTTCGCTCTACGTCGTGCATCCTGCTACCGCGCTCGTCAATGGCGTGGATGATAGCTTCCCCCTGGACACTCCTGTTCTCGTCACCGCCCCCTCCGGACTCGACGAGAAACTCGGTGCGGATACCTACTTGGGCAAAGCCTTGGAGGGTATCTACAAACAAGCCGGTGCCGTTGTCGTGGTGGTCAACACTGCGAGCGTCGCAGGCGATGCCACCGAGATGACTGGCGTGCATGCTCTTCGTCGTGCGCAGGCCGTGCTTGGTTACACGCCGCGCATCATCGTTGCCGAGGGCGCTCATCAAGTGAGTGTCATCGACGACGTGAAGAGCGTCGCGAGCCGCTGCCGCGCCATCGCTGTAGTTGGCCTCGACGTTGCCAGTTCGACCGCTGCCACTGGCTGGTCGACCGATAACGGGAACGACCGCACCTACGCTCTCTGGCCGTTCGTGAACGGTGGTCAAGACCCCGCACCATTTGTCGCGTCTGTCATCTCGAAAACCGACAACGACCGTGGCTTCTGGTGGTCGCCATCAAACCAAGAAGTTTTCGGGATCGAGTCTCTCGACTATCCTGTGGACTTCGCGGATGGCGACAGCACGAGCCTTGCCAACATCCTCAACGGGGGCAAGGTCACAACCTTCATCCGTCAAGGTGGGTTCCGCGTGTGGGGCAACCTCACCGGGTCGATTGATCCCAAGTGGCAGTTCTTGTCGGTCCGACGCACTGCCGACATCATCAACGATTCGATCCTGTTCAATCACCTCTGGGCAGTCGACCGCAATATCACCCGCACGTATCTCGAAGACGTGGCAGACGGCGTGAACAACTATCTCGCCACTCTGGTCAATCTCGAAGCCATCATCGGCGGGCGTTGCTGGCCTGATCCCGGGCTTAACTCGCCCGACCAGATCGCGCTTGGCAAAGTCTACTTCAACTTCGAGTTCACGCCGCCATACCCCGCGCAAACTGTCACTTTCCGCAGCATCCTAACGAATGACTACCTGTCGGAACTCATCGACTAATTCAAACCATCACGACAATGTCAGCAGCAGCAAACATCCTCAAAAACTTCAATCTCTACGTCGACGGGCGCGGCTACGCTGGCAACGTCGACGAAGTCACGCTCCCTAACCTGTCCATCGTCGGCGAGGACTACCGTGCCGGTGGCATGGATGCTCCCGTCGAGCTGGACATGGGTATGGAGAAACTCGAATCGACGTTCATTCTGTCGAAGTTCGACGCGGACATTGACCGCTTGTTTTCGTCCCCTGGCTTCATCGCGCTCACGTTCCGTGGTGCGGTGGAATCTCTCGACGGCACCGTGCGACCAGTGGTGGTGAAAATGAGTGGCAAGATTCATGCCATCGAGACCGGAGCCGCGACACCCGGAACCAAAGTCACTAAGACCTACCGCGTGCCGCTCGTGCGCTACTCCTACACGCTTGACGGCGTGGCCGTGCACGACATCGACGTGCTTAATATGAAACGCATCATCGGCGGCGTCGACCGTCTGGCCGAACAACGCCGCGCAATTGGACTCTAACACTTATGGACACGATCAAACTTGATTACCCTATTGACTTCGAAGGCGGCAAGCTGAAGGAAATTCACATTCGCCGCCCAAAAGTCGGTGACCTTGTCGCCGCTCGCAAGTCGAAGAAAGACGAAGCAGAGCAAGAGATTGCGATGCTCTCGAAGCTCACCGACATCCCGCCCGATACGATTGAGCAGCTCGACGTTGCTGACTACAAAAAGATTCAAGAGGTCCTAACAAGTTTTTTCTAATCGCTCCCGACGACGCGA